TAGTGAGATGAATACGTATACAGGCAATGTCATTGAACTTGAAACAAAAATCAATAATATTACAGATCAAATTAGTACTATAAAAAGAAGTTTAGATTTATTAGATGTTGTTAAGTTTGTGGTAAGTGAAGAAGGAGTTAAAAGCTTCATTGTTAAAAAGATTCTTAGAAATTTTAACTCTAAACTCACGCATTATCTCAAAGAGATGGATAGTAATAGTATCTGTATTTTTAATGAATATTTTGAAGAAGAAATTGTTAACGAAAAGGGTAAAATATGTCAATATAATAACTTTTCAGGAGCTGAGAGAAAAGCTATTGACTTAGCATGCTTATTTTCATTTATGGATATGAGAAAAGCACAAGGTGATGTTCATTATAATTTAAGTTTCTATGATGAATTATTTGATAGCAGCTTAGATGAAAAGGGTGTAGATCTTGTACTCGGAATTTTAAATAATCGTGTAGATAAAAATAATGAATGTGTATTTGTTATTAGTCATAGAAAAGAAAGTATCAAAGCTGCTACTGGAGATATTATATTTTTAGAAAAATCAAATGGTATAACAAAACGTATAAACTTCGTTGATTAATATATAAATTATGATAACTAATCATATGTTAATACAAGGTAACACACCGTTTCAATCTACGGCATCTCCAAGACCGTTTTCGATATCCATCCCAACTCGCTTACCTAGTCAACCGACCGTTAATAATCCTGTACCTGCTGAAGTTGGACTACCAAGGTTTATGAACTATTATGCTGACTATAGTGGTTGTGGTCATTGGAGAATGATTTGGCCAGAACAAGTTATGAATGCTCATAGTAAGGCAGTAGTTCATGGAACGACTGTAATGAATGGCGATCCAAGATACTACGGCCAGGTAAAGAGTGTTAGAATACAACGACAGGCAACTCCGCAGCAGTTAGAATTTGTTAAATTCTTAAGACAGGTCGCTGATAAAAATCAGATGAGGTTAATTTATGAAATTGATGATATTTGCTTTGCTGAAGATATACCAGATTATAACAAATATAAACCAGCTTTTACAGATCCAAAAATTAGACAATCATCCCAGGCGATGATGGAGATGTGTGACGAAATTACTGTAACATGCCCCTTTATGCGTGATTATTACGCTTCGAAGACAAACAATAAAAATGTAACTGTTATACCTAATTTTATGCCGAAATTTTGGATAGGTGGTAAGTCAGACCTTAGCCGTACAATGGAAAGTTACGAAAAGAATAAGCGAAAGCCGCGTATTCTGTATGCAGGTTCTGGAGCTCACTTCGATGTCGATAATAGAGTTAAACAGCGTGATGATTTTTACCATGTAAATGAAGTTATAATGAAAACAGTCGATAAGTTTCAATGGGTATTTTTAGGTGCATTTCCATTAAGTTTAAAGCCTTTAGTACAATCGGGTAAAATAGAGTTTCACCCATGGAGACGCTTGTATGAATACGGTCAAGGCTTATATGACCTGAATGTCAATATGGTAGTTGCTCCGTTACAGGATAGTATTTTTAATAGGTCAAAATCTGATCTAAAATATATTGAAGCATGTGCTCTAGGATTACCTATTGCGTGTCAAGATATGTGCACATACGAAAACGCTCCTATTAAGTTTAAGACTGGCGATGATATGATTAATCAGATAGAAGCTACATTAAAAGATAGAAATCGGTATAAATCTTTATGCAAAAAAGCTTCCCAGTATGCTAATACACGCTGGTTAGAGGATGATAAAAATATTGATTGTTATACAGAACTTTATCAGTATGCTATAGATGATCCAAAGAGAATAAATCTTAGTAGATATAATTAGGAACATATGTATAATAGGTAGGTGAGCTACCGTAATGCAATTTATAATGGACGTGAAAATACCGTAACGCTATTTACCTGGGATGAAGATGGTAATCGAATTAGATTCGAAACTACTGTTGAACCATACCTGTATATAGAAGGTAACGGTAATTACGAATCGATCTTTGGTACTAAACTGATTAAGAAGAAATTTAATAATCAGTATAGTAGGTATAAATTCTTAAAAGATTCAGGTATTAAAAGAGTATTTGAGAATATACCTTTACCTCAGCAATTTCTGGTGGATACTTACTGGAAGGTAAATGAAGAGTTGGAATTTAATACTCATCCGATCAAGACAATGTTTATCGACATTGAGACTTACTCGCCTGATACCTTCCCGGATATTATAAGCGCTAATCACCTGGTAAACGTTATAACAGTATACGATTCTCTATCAGATAAATTTATAACCTGGGGATTAAACGATTATGAAAATACTCAAGATGATGTTACTTACGTTAAATGTGCAGATGAAAAGGATTTATTTAAAGCTTTTATACAGCATTTAGAAATTGATTATCCAGATATTCTATCTGGTTGGAATTCTGAATTCTTTGATATACCATATATTGTTAATCGTTGCCGTCGCATACTTGGGGATGAATGGGTAGATCGACTATCACCAACAGGTAATGTTTATAGTCGAACTATTAGAGGTCAATTCGGTCAGGAGCAAGTAAAGTGGTATATTGAAGGTATATCCCTAATTGACTATCTGGATGTATATAAGAAGTTCACTCAAGGCTTACGCGAGAGCTATAAGCTTGATGCTATTGGTGAGATTGAGTTAGGGCAGAATAAGGTAGAGTTTGGTAATATGAATCTCGCTACACTATCTGATGAGGATTGGCAGACGTTTGTGGATTATAATATTCAGGACGTTAGATTGCTTAAGCATTTAGAGGTTAAATTAAAATATATAGAGTTAATTCGAATGTTAGCATATACAGGATTAACTACCTTTGAAGCTGCGATGGGAGCATTATCCGTAATTAATGGAGCTACTGCTATTAGAGGTCGTCGCCGTAATCAGATTATTCATACATTTATTCGCAATGAAGATACCGGTAAGAATCCTGGGGCCTATGTAGGTGAACCTTTAAACGGATTTCAACAAAATATTATATCTTTTGATGCTAATTCACTATATCCGAACGTAATGATATCATTAAATATTTCACCTGAAACTAAGGTAGGTAAAATTGAGGAGAAGACTGATAAAGACGTAACTATTCGACACGTAAACGGTAAGACATTTACTCTACCGATGAGTAACTTTATAAAGTTTGTAAAGGATGAAGAGATTGCAATTAGTAGAGCTAATGTCTTGTTTACACAAAAGCGGAAAGGAGTTATGCCTGAGATTCTGGACGAATACTATAGTAAGCGTGTCGAAATTAAGAAGGAGCTTACTACCTTAAAGCATGAGTATAGTAAGAATAAGAATAAAGCGACTAAAGTTAAGATTGATCAGCTAGACTCTAAACAACTTTGTATTAAGATTTTCATTAACTCAATTTATGGATACTTCGGAAATAAGCATGCACCATTTGGTGACGATGATATAGCTGCATCGATTACCCTTACCGGTCAATCGGTAATTAAGAAGTCTAATGACTTACTTAAAAACTATATTACCGAAAGGGTAAACATAACTGACGAAGCTATATTAAATGGATGCGTTATATATAACGATACTGATAGCTCGTACATCTCTATTAAATCTATTATAGATAATACTGATATTGAATTTAAAGGTACTGACGGTAAATTAACTCCAGAGTTATATACAGAGGTTCAGAATATTGAAGACTATCTGAATAAACATATTAAGGTATGGGGCGTTAAAAATTTAAATTCGAAAGATTGTAGATTTGTATTTAAGCGAGAGGTAATTGCAGATGTGGGAGTGTTCTTGCAAAAAAAGCGGTATGTAATGCATATTTTAGATGATGAAGGTATTGAGATGGACAAATACAAATATACCGGCGTCGAGGTTGTTAGAAGCACTATGCCAGCTGCAATTAAACCGTATGTAAAGGATATTATTGAGACGATGTTAAGTACTCAAGATATTACAAAGACTAATAAGGTATTAAACGAAGCGTATAAAACATTTAAGAGTCTACCGGTAGAAGATATCGCGTTCGTATCCGGTATTAAGAATTACGAAAAATATGCTTCAGGTTGCGACGGCTTTAAAACTGCTAAAGGCATGCCTGGTCATGCTAAAGCGGCGTATTATCATAATTTACTTCTTAAGAAATTTAATATTGAGAATGAATACGAGCCAATTGGTAGTGGTGATAAGGTTAGGTATTTTTATGTAGAGCGACCAAATGCGTATAACATAGGAAATGTAGCATATAAGTACTACTATCCTGATCAATTTAAAAAGATATTTCATATTGATTATGAAAAAATGTTTGAGAAGATTATCTTTTCTGCTATCGAACGATTTTATGTGAATGTTAACTGGTCAGTTCAGAAGCCAGGCTCATTAACACAGACAAATTTATTCGATCTTTTAAGTTGATTATGATGTATTATAATATAAAATAATAGTATGTCAGATAAAACATATATTACATTCATCGATAATTCTGGTCGTGCAATTTTAGGAGTCGCTGCTGAAGATACGGCAGATATTCTAAAAATTGACAACCCTGTTATGGTTCTTGTTCAGCAGCAAGAAAATGGTCAAATGGCCGTTCAGCTATATCCTCTTTTCTTTGCTGAGTTTATTAAAGTTAAGGAAGATGATAGCAGATCTACGACATTTACCTATAATAAGGCCTCTATTGCAATCGGATCTGGCTTTGAA